GGTGGAATCAACCTCGCCGAGCGTGACATGGTAGCACTCCGCTTCAAGTTCCGCGTGGGCTTCGCTACCGCGTACAGCAACGCTCGTGTCGGCGGCTCCGCCTCTGACTACCCGTTCGCTGTCGTTACCGAGACTGACCCGGTAGTTGGTGACGGTATCCCCGTCAGTGACGTCTAATGGGTCGCCTAGCAGGTCGCAACCTTGGTCTTCACGAGGAACTCAATATTCCCGAGAAGCTCACGGAATCGCCTGATGCCGAGGAATCGGTAGCGGCTCCAACTAAGGCCGAGTTTGACGCGGTGGTGACGCTGCTCAACGAACTCAAGGCCGACCACAATGCTCTTGTGAACGCTCTCAAGGGTTAGCAGCTAGAAACATCATAGGGGGCAGGCAGCGGGTCTGTCTGCCCCCTACTTATACCCACCAAGGAGGGTGTCATGACCGCAATTGAAGACCTCAGCGAACTGCTCATCAACCTGCCCGGATATGCCCTCCTCACAGACAACATGAAGACTACCGCGCTAGCAACGGCGCTAGTTCCCGACGCCGCTGAAGTGTGGCCCGGACAGCCCGGATATGTAGACACCTTTGACGTCTACTGGGCAGCCATCAGCCTGCTCGGGTTCTTACAGGCACAACCTTTCGTGAAGCAGTCTAGTTCTGAAGGAACCAGCGTCTCTGTAGACGCCCCGAGCTGGTCTGGCCTAGCGGTTTACTACCGAAGCATGTCCCGGATCGCTCAGGCGACACTCAGAGGGCCTCTAGGAGTCATAAAGATCCCTGATACCCCACATGTTTACCGCACAGACATGAGCGGAAGGAATGATGGCAATGACAATGTCGACACAGACCTTGGATGACGCTGCACGTCTGCTTACTGCTGCTGTGCTGTTGGACTCACTTCAGATTCTTACTGTAGGACCTCCAGTGACCGTGGGTGCTACAGTCACACGAGCACTGACCCCTGTAGGTCTGCCTATTCAAGGGCTGGTGCAGACAACGAGTCTAGCTAACGCTGTGGAGAGTCGTACTGACAGTGTCTACAGCGTCAAGGTGGCTAAGGGCACGGCCCTAGCAGCTGGACAAGCTATCAAGGTACTGAACAGCCGCTCAGAAGCTGATCTGGTGAACAAGGTGCTGCTAATCGATAAGATCAGCAAGAATGGTCTAGCAATGATTCGCAAGGCTGTAGCCAGTGACTTTGAGAACGTCAATCAGGAAGGTAAGAGTAACCTCTGATGGCTGACAAGAAGCTTACGATGGGTCAGCTAGCTGCCCTTGTGCAAGCAGCGGCTAAGAAGGTGGATCCTACTGTGGATGTCAAACTTCGCACGCTGGCACAGACTGGTGTCGGTATTATGAAGCAAGAGATCCAGAACGTTCATGCTGTGGACACTGGAACGATGGTGAACAGCACCTCGGCTGAGTCTGTAGGCAAGGGCACTATCCTGATCGGCCCTACGGTGCTCTATGCGTCGTTCGTTGCGCTGGGAACCAGTCGTGTGGAAGCACGCCCGTTCCACATCACCACAGCCAGCAAGCTGAAGGATCAGTCTAAGGACATCTTCAGTGCGGAGGACTTAGGGCTATGAGCATCCTCAACGACATCACCAACCTTGTCAACTCAGCAGACGCCGTAATCGGCTACCCTGCCACCGGACAGGAGCTTCCCTATGTTGTGGCCCGACCGCTGACTGCTGGCACTGAGACGGAGTCTGTCAATGGTAAGGCTATCGACTGGGACTTCCAGTTCAGCCTGTACTGTGCAGCTGCCAGTGTAGAGGCATCCTTCAACCTTGCTGTGATGGTCATGGCAGAGCTACAGGGTGCTCGTGTAGGTAATACCACACTTTCAACTTCCATGGGCTACTCAGGGGCTCAGGTAGAAGGCCACTATGAATCGCAAGTAACTGTCCAACTGAATCAAGGAGCATTGTAATGTCCAAAGGAATCGTCGTAGATCACAAGGAGTCCCACGTCCGGTTCGCCATTAGCGAACGCAACTTCAACGAGAAGCTGCATACCAAGGTTCGGGATCTCAAGGCAGGTGAGACGGTCATCGGCTTCACACCTAAGCGAAAGAGTGCTGCTGTCGTTGAGAGTTCCTATATTGGACTCACGGTGGCGGAACTCCAAGCTCAGATCGATACCCGAAACGCAGAACTTCACGAGGATGACCAGATCACTCCGGCTAGCCGCGTCAAGGCAGATCTCATCGCAGCACTTGAGCAAGACGACGAGTTCAGCACGGACAACTAGTCCAACCAGACCGAGGGGTCCTAACCCTAGGGCACCAAGGATAACGAAGTAGAAAGGCAAGATCATGGCACCACTTACCGCATGGAACCCCTCGACTCAGATCAGCCGGGGAAATGTTGCTGTCGGCATGGCCCCGGCCATCGTTGACATCGACGCTCCAGAACTCGCAGAACTCTCGACCGGGCTTAGCCTGTCGTGCTCTGTTCAAACGTTCAACGGAACCAGCAGCACCGACAGCGAGTCTATCGACTGGCTGTGCGACCCGTCCAGCGAACAGCTACCGGGCAGCACGACTCACTCGATTGACGACCTTGTCATCAAGGGTACAGGTCAGGAAGACGCTGATCTCATCGCAGGCATGAACATCGGTGATGTTGTTTACATCTGGCGTCGTGATGGTCTGCCACACGACACGGATCTGGCTGCTGATCAGCTCGTCTGGGTATGGAAGGTTATTATCACTTCCATCGATCCTCTCGAGGCGAACAACACGTTCGTTGGCATCACTGCTCACATCACAGTGCAGGCACGCTCCCGTGTCGCTGTAGCCGTCGTCGCCGGCGTCTAACAGATCACCCACTAGCACAACAAGTCCAAGGAGGACTGAACAATGGCATTCAACAACTATGAAGAACTCAAAGAAGCTGTAAAGGCTCGGCGTGCATCAGTACTCACGTTGGAAGTTGACATGGGAGGAACCTACTCCCAGGAGCATGAGGACGCCAAGAAGGAGCTTGCTCAGGCTAAGGCCATGAAGCAGGTCATCGGCAACGGTTTCCTGTCTGACAACCTTGCAGAGCTAGAACAACGTGTGGCTGAAACTAAGCCAGAGTCCAACTCCGTCTGGGTTCAGTATCATCAGCTAGATCTAGATGAGTGGGCACTGCTTATCAAGCAGCAGGGTCTTTCTGCAATTGAACAGTACGAGAAGGTTCTTGCTAAGACATTCATCGGCGTCTATGGTGTTGACCCGGTAGCCGAGGACGAGGAAGGCGAACTGCTTCATCCAGAAGCTAAGCCCCTGACCACTGATGCTGCTTCCATGAGTTCCAAAGGTAACGCAGGAATTCTGCCGGGAGGTTCGCTTCACCAAGTGGTGCAGGCATTCATGAACTGGCAGAACTCGGGGGGCGACGTTTCAATACGCCCTACGAAATCGGGCCGCGTCTAGCGTTACTGCTTGACATGGCCCTAGTGTCCGGGAGACCCCCGGTTCGCCTCCTTGACGGGGGTAGCCCGGACACTTGGCAAGAGATTGACTTAGAAATTCTGTCTCAATGGAAGCACCTCAAGGATGCTAAGTGCCCCGGATGTGGTAGGCCACTGGCTCAACATCTACATAACTCAAGATTAGGTAGAGAAGAAACGATTGAGGACTACATGGCGTGGTCCATGGAGTGTCCGGCACAGCAAGCTATCGCTGTAGGACAGGACATGTGGGATACCGCTAATAAGTCAGCACTTGAATCACACCAGAAGGGCAGCGGCCCTGACCCCCGAATGGGGACATTCTGGCTCAGCCAGCGTGACGGTGAATCTCTACCACAGCCAGAGAAATAATCTAGGAAGGAGGGCAGTATGGCTAACAACGATGTGAAGATCAAGGTCTCACTCGATGGTGCTGAAGACGTAACCAAGGGCCTCAATGGTATTGGTGACGGTGCTTCTAAGGCTGACTCCAAACTAGGCACGATGGTGGGTGGCGGCTTGAAGGGCGCTGGTGTGGCCGTCACCGCCTTCGCAGCTGCTTCCATTGCTGCTGGTGCTGCTCTGGTAGTTGGCGTGGTTGGCGCTTATGCTGAGTACGAGCAGAACATCGGTGGTATTGAGACCCTGTTCAAGGGTGCAGCAGGTAAGATGGAAGGGTACGCTAACGACGCGTACAAGACGGCTGGACTCAGTGCCAACGAGTACATGTCTCAGGTCACTAGCTTCAGCGCTGCCCTTATCGCTGGTGTCGGTGGAGACACGGACAAGGCTGCTGACATTGCCAACCGAGCTATCATTGATATGTCAGACAACGCTGCTAAGTTCGGCTCTGACATCGGCAGTATCCAGAACGCCTATCAAGGTTTTGCTAAGCAGAACTATTCTATGCTTGATAACCTCAAGCTCGGCTTCGGCGGTACTGCATCCGAAATGGCACGACTCGTCAACGAGTCTGGTGCTATGGGTGATTCCTTCACAGCTACAGCTACTAACCTCAATGAGGTAAGCTACGATAAGATCATCGAATCTATCGGTATCGTTCAAGACAAGATGGGTATCACAGGCACCACAGCTAAGGAAGCCAGTGAAACTATTTCAGGTTCCATTGACACTATGCGTGGAGCATGGACTAACCTTCTGACCGGTCTAGGGGACGCTGACGCAGATGTCGCAACACTCGCCGGTAACGTAGTAGCCAGCTTCCAGCAGGTAGTGACTAACATCGTACCTGTCATTGAATCCATCGGTTCCAACATTGAAAAGCTTGGACCTCAGCTGGGCTCTATGGGTGAAACTGTAGTCGGCGCTATAGGTGCAGCACTCCCGGCCGTGATCAGCGCTGGTGTAGCTCTCGTGGGAGGGTTGCTTCAGGGTATCGTCGGGGCACTGCCAGCACTGCTCCCAGCACTCTTACCGGCGATCGTAGGGCTAGTGGAGACCGTAGCCACACTGGGTCCTCAGCTTATCGTGGCAGGTGCTGACGCCGTTGTCAGTCTGGCTACAGGTATTGGTGAAGCACTGCCAACTCTAATTCCTGCTGTAATCACAGGACTTCTCGCTATGGTACAGGCACTGATAGAAGCTGCCCCCATGCTGGTAGATGCTGGCGTGCAGCTGTTGATGGGACTAGCTACTGGAATCATTGACAGCATCCCAGTGATCATAGAGGCTCTGCCTGCTATCGTCGACGGAATTGTAAACTTCATAACCACTAGCGTTCCTATGCTTCTTGAAGCGGGCATAGCTCTCTTCAACGGACTACTGGAAGCGCTGCCCACTACCATTGATGCTCTGGTGGCCGCGCTACCTGCTATCATCACAGCCATCATCACTGCGATCACATCAGCTATCCCCATGCTGGTTCAAGCGGGTATCTCATTGCTGACCAGCCTTGTGACAGCACTACCTGAGATAATCACCAGTATCGTCGCAGCGCTGCCTGAGATTATCTCTAGCATCTTGAAGGCCGTGCTAGGTGCTATCCCCCTGCTGATTGAATCAGGTATTGAACTATTCATCGCCCTTATCGGGGCTCTGCCCGAGATCATAACCACGATCATAACTGCTATACCACAGATCATCGGTGGCTTGATAAAAGCTCTCACCAATTCAATCCCAGCGCTCATCATGGCTGGTGTTCAACTGCTGGTAGCTCTGGTCAGTAACATGCCTGCCATCATCGGGGGTATTCTCAAAGCCATCCCCCAGATCATAATCGCTCTCATCGGTGCTATTGCCGAAGCTGGTCCACAACTAGTCACAGCTGGCGTGAACCTCGTGAAGGGGCTCTGGGAGGGTATCAGTGACGCTACCGGCTGGCTGATGGGAAAGATCAGTGGATTCGTTGACAATGTGATGGGCGGAATCAAAGACTTCTTCGGTATCAACTCGCCATCACGTCGGATGAAGATGGAAGTCGGTGTGCAGCTACCTGCCGGTGTGGGAGGGGGCGTGGAAGAGAATGCTGATGCCGCGCTCAAGCCCATCCAAGACATGAACAGCCGCATCATGGACGAGGCGGGAAAGCTTAGTACAGATGTGGCCTTCACGCATGACACTAAATTGACACAGAGCATGGTTCCCATGCAGGCTACTCCTCAGTTCGCAAGTAGGTCCAAGGTTGAAGCCACACTGGACCCTTATCTCATCAGCGGGGCTATAGCGGATGCTTTCGCCTCGCAAGACCAAGGACAGGACAAGGCAGCTGTCTACCTGTCTAAGGATTCCATCTCCACGCTGGCTACGGCCATCGTAGATTCAATGAGGGTACAGTCCCGTCAAGGAGGCCTGACTCATGTTTAGTGATAAGGCTGCACAACTGACAATCACACACGCTAGGAGCTAATCATGGGTATCGCAAAGAACATCTCAGACGGCAGGGAATTCGAGTTTGAACGCTCAGCCCTGCTAGGCCGCGTCATAGTTGATTTTGATCCGGGTCCCGACCTGCAGATCGGTATCTACAGCGACGAAGAGTTTGAAGCAACTTTCACTGTAATCGAGGAATAGCTCATGGCTGATTTCTATACCACGTTTTCTGGAAACTCTGACTACCGTCTTCACCTCAGGGTGCTGGCTGGTTCTCAGAGTTCTTCCAGTAACTATACCAACCTTTCTGGAACCCTATGGGTAGAGAAGACATCAGGCTCTGGTTATCTAACTTACAACACGGGAAACTCTGGTAGTGTCACAGGGTCTATCTTCTTCGGTGTAGTCAAGTGGGCACCTTACGACTTTTCTTCCTATTCTTCCAAGCAGATCGGCTCGGGAGCTAACTCTGTCACACACGACAGCAACGGTAACAAGACTGCCACTGGTAACTATTCGGCCAGTGACTCTGCTGGTGGAAACTTCGGGTCTGCTAGTGGCTCTTACTCTCTCGGTCTGACCCGTATCCCAGAAGAACCGGGTAAGCCCGGGACTCCTACTGTTTCCAGCATCACGCCGGATTCAGCGACAGTGAGTTGGAGTGCTGCCGATCGCGGACACGCGAACATCAGTGACTACTTCTTGCAGGTGTCACAGTCATCGTCCTTCTCTTCAACTGTGTTCAGCGCTGCTGTAGGTACATCACTATCTAAGGCGCTGACCGGGCTACCTAAGAACGACAGCCTGTACACGCGAGTAGCAGCGATCAACTCAGATGGAACAGGACCTTGGTCAAGTACTAGGACCTTCGTTACTCCTCCAGGAGTGCCTAGCACACCTTCTGGAATCTCAGCCGCTTTCGTATCAGATACTCTTGTATCAGTAGGCTGGAACCACACCAGCCCTTCCGACAGTGCGGCCACTAGTAGCCAAGTTCGTAAGTCAGTCAACGGAGGCGCATGGACTGAACTACCTCCAGTATCAGTAACCACTGCGTTGACGATAGACGCGACAGCTAACACTAAGCGAATCGTTCAGGTCCGTGAGATAAACTCTACAGGGGCTTCAGGGTGGTCGGCCAGTTCTCCGGCAGTGTACACCACACCGGCAGCGCCGACCAGCGTGGCAGCGGTGAAGAACGCTTCGCTAAACATCGTTCTCAGCTTCACCTCTAATGTGGCTTATGTAGAATATCAGCACGTCGTGGAACACGGGACTGTCACTGGAGGTGTCACCACATGGGATGGATCTCCACTAACCACCCTTTCCGCCGGTGTCGCCTCTTATACTCACGTGAGTCCTGATGCAGGCAGCTTGCATGTCTATCGGGTGTATGCCAGTAACACGGGAGTAGGGAACAGGGCGTCTACCAAGACGACCTCTAACACTGTGCAGCTGCTTGTTGCACCTAACAAGCCTACGCTGCTGGACAATCCTCAGTTCGTTGATAAGACGTCTGCACTAGTGACCAAGTGGGTACACAACTCAGTTGACACCACTCCTCAGAAATACTACGAAGCCAGCTATTCAACTGACGGGGGAAGTAACTGGACTAGCACTGGTAAGGTCACTTCCACTGTCGCTGAAGACACTAAGGCAGCCTCTTCCTACCCCGCTAACACGGCTCTTACAGTGCGTGTTCGTACATGGGGAGAAGCAGCTACCGGGGGCTCTGATGGAACAGGTGCTTCGGTCTGGTCAGATCAGTCTACAGTAACCTTCAAGACTCGTCCGGTTGCTTCAGTGGCAGCCCCTGCTAATGGGAGCACCTACACTAAGTCAGCTCTGACTGTGGGCCTTGGATTCGCTCAGGCCGAAGGTGCAACCTTCGTGACAGGTGACATTCAGGTACTCAGGGGGGCTGCACTTCTAGAGACAAGAACCACTAGCACGCGCGCAGCGACGTTGATGGAAACTTCTGTAGAGAACGGTGAGACATACACCGTAGTAGCCACTGTCACTGATTCCAATGGTCTCACTTCTACTGAAGCCTCTTCCACGTTCGATGTGGCCTACACCTTACCTGTCCCGGCAGTCGTCACAGCAACCTACCTAGACGACTCTGGCATGGGTCAGCTTGACATCAGCATAGCCGACCCCGGTGCAGGTCAAGTAGCGGTATCCTCTGTGACGATAACTCGTACTATTGATGGTGTCACTGAAGCTATTGTTCTGGAATACCCTAAGGAGTCAGAGCTCACTATACTTGATACCACTCCCACTATCCACGGGACTAACGTGTACCGCATCACAACGATCAGTGACATCGGGGCTGAAAACACAGTGCAAGTAACCCTAGTGACTTCTGAATGCCGAAGAGCATTCCTGTCCAAGGGTGCTGGCTTCTATGCTGTGGGTGTCTTCGGTGCCAACCTGGAAGTGTCAGAAGGGCTAAGTGTGGCCGGTAAGACTGTAGAAGCTGCTGGGCGTATCAAGCCTATCGGCCTGTATGGGCTTGAGACATCTGTTTCTCTCAGTGTATCCTCGTTCGTGTTCAAACCTTTCGGATCAACGATAGATGAACTTCGAACGTTGCTGCTGGTTCCAGGGCGTTCATGCTACCGGGATTCCTCTGGTCGCCGAGTCTTCGGTATATCCAACGGTTCAGTGTCCTACAAGAGATCTGATCGTGGCACTCTGTCGTTCACTCTGACTGAAACTTCTTAGGGGGTATATCATGCCTGATCCAATCATACCAGTGCTCCCTCTTACAGCCGAAGATGTGCTGTACGGAGACAGAACAACATCATATCGTTGGGAAATTCTCGAGCACTCTAATGGCGTAGATTATCTAGTAGGTGTTCTTGACGGGGTCTCTGATGGGTCCCTGTCATGGGTACAGAACACCGCTGTAAAGGGCAGGGGAAAAGTGAGTGTTGTAGACCTCGCTGAAGCTAAGCCCGGAAAGCTCAAGATCTCTGATCTCTCTCTAGAGTCCGTACGACTACGTCCGGTTAGCGTAACAGTCGGACTACCGGAAAACCCGTTAGGTGTCTATCTGGTCTCAGCTGCTAAGGAAGACTGGGAAGCCACTGGGCGAGTGTGGGAACTCGAGTTGTTAGATCGCTGCACAGTGCCTTCTCAAGATGAGATATCCCAGTCATATTCAGTAGCTGCTGGCTCCTTGATACTAAACACAGTGAAAAGCATCTTAGCCACATCAGGGGAGTACATGGAAGTGGACGCCTCTTCTACCGCTGTTACTTCGTCGGGCATGGTCTGGGAAGTTGGCACGTCTAAGCTCAGCATCATAAATGACCTGCTCAGTGTGGCCGGATA